CCAGACATGGATTCACGCAGCATGAGTCGTCTACGAAGAAAACTACCACCGATGGTATCATCTTGTGTAAAAGATGGACTTAAACAGTTTGATGATTTGCAATAAATCATTGTGCGTCATTTCTCCTGCTTAAAAAAACAGTGATGAGGAAAGACATATGAACTCAGTATCCATCTCTGATATGCAAAATTTTGTGGAAAATATGGGTCCATCCGATATGAAAATGAGCGCGAGTATCGGAAATGTCATTGAGTTGGATGAAGATCTCGGTGATGACCTGGGGATTGGTCTTCTTTCCAATCGGGTGTCTTCTCGTCCGGCAGATCACAGTAGTTCGACCTATAATGTCTCCACCATGGAGAAAATTGACGACATTGGTATTGGCTCCCTTGAGCCACTGGAGTCCATCTCGTTCGATCTTCCGATGAATCAAGGGAATTCCTTTCCTGAAATTGGAATTCATCGGGACAGTGGCGACTCCGCCCCGCTCTTTTCGAACGATCAGTCGGTGTCGGGTCCTTCTATCAATCTGGCAGCAGCAAATCGCATGAATCCTGAGGAGGAGCGTAAGAAGAAGATTGAACTCATCAACAAACTCAATCGTTTGGAGTCAAAGGGTTATAGCCTTACCAAGCGCTTCACGATGGATAACACCCTCGAAGAGATTCAGATGGAATACGATCGCCTGGTGGATGCTAAGAACCTGGAGGCCTCTCTTCGTTTTCAGCGCCAATGCTTGATGGGCGCAGTAACAGGTGCGGAGTTCCTTAACGGCAAGTTTAATCCGTTTGACTGGGAGCTCGATGGTTGGTCGGAGTCCGTGCATGAGAATATCGAGGACTTTGACGAGGTATTTGAGGAGCTTTATGACAAATATAAGGGTCGTGGAAACATGCCACCAGAGGCAAAGCTTATGATGTCGTTGGTGGGTAGCGGTTTCATGTTCCACATGAGTAACTCCTTCTTCCGCTCGAAGATGAGCAGCGTGGATCCAAATGACATCTTTAAGAACAACCCGCAACTGGCAAAGCAGTTTGCTGCGGCAGCCGCTCAGCAGGCGGGTCCAGGATTTGGTAACTTCATGGGGGCCGCAATGGGCGTACAGGCACCCATGCCACAACAGATGCCGAGCTCGGGAGCCTTTTACCAGTCATCGAATGCCAATACGCCACCGATGCCATCCCAGATGCCGCAGGTCATGGCCGCACAGCCACCATCGAATGGTCCACGCCGTGAGATGCGGGGTCCATCGGGTATCGATGATATTATGAAGACCTTTCAGGAGGTGCGCGCAGCGGAAGTCGATCAGGCTCCACCGATGTACCCGCCTGCCCCATCCTTCACACATCAGCCGGCCATGCAGGCCGTGTCCGAGATCTCAAGCATTCACTCGGGTGACATTTCGGATGCAGAGAGTGTTCGCACAGGCACCACCAGCCAGAGAAATGGCCGTGGTCGTAGAAAGGCCAGTGCACCCGTTCCTAACACCATGACGCTAAATTTATAAGTTAATTATGTACTTATGATAAGTATCAAATTATCTAATCATCTGCGTAAAAGAGATAAATTAGCAGCATATACATCCATATGACTTACTTCTTGATCATCTTCATCGGAGTTAAGCGCAGACTGCTCGGGTGTCTTTTTCTTCTTCTTTCCATCTGCCGCCGTCTGATAGCGCTGCGCCTTCGCATGCAAGCGGTGCAAAATCTCTTTCTCTTCAGGTGTCATTTCCTCACCAGGTCCAGGAGCATCTCCGCAAGAAGAACCACTCATACCACCATCACCAAAGAGGCAGAGGGCAGAGTTCTCATTAAAGAGATATCCGAGGAAGAGCACAGAAACAACCGTGGCCCAGAAGGCAACCCATAAATTACGAGTGGCGATGAAGAGCACAGTAAAAATGAGAACGCGACGAACCCAGGGATGCTGTAGAAACTGCTCCTGTTTTTTAGTGACTTCCAAACTGATGAAACGACCGCCCATGTTTAAGATAAGCATCATGATACCGATAAAATACGGGTTATTGTTAAAAATCTGCAAGATACCATCAACCGGACTCATTGCGACCATTGCACCCATAGACTGCCCTGATAACGCGGCCGGGAAGCTCATTCTGTAAGTAGGAAAGCTCTTATTATAGATCCGTCATAGGAGTCAGCAGCGTGTTCATATCGCTTAAATAAAAGAACATAATCAATGCAACCAGGATTCCTACACGAGGGCACCACATGACTGAGCTAATCACCAGGAGGACCAGCAATATACGCCACCAAGGAAATAAGTATAAGTCAATTAGCTTTCGGGTATATTCCTCTTCAAAGAGGGTGCTGTAATTTACGACTAGAAGCGCAATAAGAAGTACCATAATCGCACGGGATGCTCCGTCCACATTGCCGTGAAAGGATAAAAAAGAGGGCCACTCGGGAGTTCTCATCTCTAATTGGTAGGATAACATAAATCCTTAGTCTTGAACGGCCTGGGTCATAACGCGGTCGCTCTCAATTGCAGTGGGGCATTCGCCAAGAACTTCCTCTACAAACCAACGACGGTTATGGGTAATCACATTTTTTGCAGTAACAGCACCACCAGCCGTAAAGCCTTCCTCCTTCTTCTTTGAAAGGAACCCCTCCATCAGCGGATTACCATATCGGGGAGCACCATTCAAGATCAAGAGAAATGCCATGGCCGTGAGAAGACCGTAGACCCATCCAAGAGTCTCCGTAATGCCATAGACGATGGCCACGCCGAAGACTCGTCCCAGAAAGGAATCGGCAAAGACACGAGCATCCGTCGGAATGATAGGCGAATAGACAATAACAAGAACAAGAAGGAATCCATAAATAAGCATTGCAGGGGAGTCGAGTCGTGAAATCATCATATGAATCGAATCAACTACGCCTCCTTGTTGTGCAAGTTGTACTTGAGACATCCTGATTACACAGCTGATTTGTTAATGAGAAATCTTATGACGGTGGCGTAAGATTCTGAAATAACTTCATAAGAGGTTCAACATCCATCGAGGAAATGGTCTGGGGATCCGTAGTAGAAATGGCGGTTGACAGCTCCTTTATCATTTGATGAATCTTCTCCGGATTCTGTTGAACCATTTTAATCAAAGAGGAAAGGGTATCATCGTTAATAAGGGTGGATATCGCTGGAGCAGCATCTTCAAAGGGTTCCATATTGGATTGTAGCAGAAATATGATAATTGCCCCTGCAAGCAGACAAATCACAAGGATGAACCAGGGTCGGTACGAAAGAGGCATATGGTTCGTTTCTCTGATATAAGAATGATTGCTTTTGGTAGTAGGGGCAATGAACTATTGCGCTTTAGATGATGCCTTTCAAGAAGCAGGAACGGCACCTCCTCCGGGATGCTCTTCCGATTATGCCACGAAATCGGCACGAAAGGAGGAGCGAAAGAAGGCTCGCCGATGCAGAGGTCCACCCGCCACTTATCTAAACATTGATGATCAGCAAGATCCCGATCGCCAGCATCTGGCCCCACCACCCATGATCCCCGCGATGAACCCCGCAACAGGTCTTCGTCAACATGTACCTGTTACCGCTCCCGATGGTTCGATGGAGCCATTTATGAATGAATCCAGTGGAGTCGATACCATTGGCATGTCATCTGCACAGGCAGGTAGCGTCCCCTCTCGACGAACGAAATACTTCGGAGCCTCTCAAGATGATGAACACGCCGACTATCTTCCCAATCAGGGCGACTATCGCTTACAGCCCGATTTTTTGAAGGCATTTGAGTATGCAGGTGTGGCACGTGCCGGCGCATCAGCCTCTCTCCCGAATCCTTCGGCAAACATGTACTGGAAACCGATGACAACTTCGGGCGCCCAGACCTCGTTTATCGAGCAACTGCCACCACCTGGAGGCAAATATTACCAGCCCCCGCGGGGTGATATGTCGATGGACGAAGTCATGAAAAAGATCGATCGGATCTTCGCCCGCCTCGATGATATGAACGCATCGACTCCCGAGCAAGTGACTTCGGAGCTCCTCATGTTTATTTCGAGTGGCATCTTTGTTCTGTTTTTAATGGACCTTCTGGTAAAGAAGGGTGGAAAGCTGCGTTTCTAAGTCAATGAAACCGTGTGTCACGGCTAGGTTGAGTTAGTTTTTCTTTTGTTTAAAGTATCGAAAGCATATATAATCGTAATAAAACCAATTGGCGTGAACCATCCACATTGCCATAAGGCATGCCCAGAAGGGTGCCGTGTCAAATGTCGTCTTCATAAGATAAATGATGGTGATCCCATGATGAACGACACACGCGGGAAGATAGATCCATTGATTGATCCATGTGCGTTTCGATTCATGATTGCCGTGAATAAGAAGAAGGTAGTCAATGCCGGCAGGAAGGCTAACAAAGAAGAGAGTATAACCGATCAGAGCGGGAGAGCGTGCATACCATCCGAGACAGAGAGCAAAGAGTCGCTCCATGATGTGATAGGTATCTTCTTCTTCAAAGGTGGGTTCATAGAGTATAAAGTGATACAGATGAAAGGCAATCCAAAGAGGAAGAGCGAACGCATTGTGAAGTGGATAGGTAAAAGGATCCAATACATCATGAATAGTAAGAATGGTGAGGGCGGCATTGTGGATGGCATAAAAGTGGAGAAAGAGATGGGGAATGGAACAATAGGAAAGGATTCGATCGAGGAGACAGAATCCAGTAAAGAGTGCGAGGGTTGCAATGATAGAGGGCCACATGCCTTATGTAGAGTTCAGCAATTGTCTCAATTTTTTAGAGGCACGAAGGGTGCGTTTCTTAGGGCTCTTCTTGGAGGCGCGAAGAGTGCGGCCGGCGCCCGTCATACTTTCAAGTTGTGTCTTTGCATCTTGAAAGCCTTTAGCTGCGGCCTTACTAAACCACTCTCTCGCGGTTTTTATATTCCTATTAACATTTGTACCCAAAAAGTATACCTGACCCAAACGATATTGTGACTCCGCATAACCTTTACTTGCAGCTTTCTGCCATAGTGAAATGGCGCCTGCTATATTATTACGATTTGCATATATCACGCCAAGCATATCTTGTGCTGGAGCAAAACCCTTATCCGCAGCATTCTTGAAGAATTTCTCTGCAGCTTCTTCATTCGCAGGGATACCGCCACGAGGATAGAAGTTACATATACCTAGGACAAATATCCACGCAGTACTACTAGGATCCGTCCCACCACTTTTTATCTCAGCACTCTTTCGCGCTTCTAGCCATAATGGCTTACATGCTTCTTCACCGCCATATATTTTCTCAAGATCATTGATAGTATACTTGCCTGATATTAGATCAGTAATCATCTTGTTTGCCAGAGTATTCACTTGAGTTGTGATGGGCTCCTTAGGTGACACAATCGGTTTTGCAGGTGTGGTAGCAGCGGATGCAGAAGCTGATTCAGAAGCCGCCGCAGCAGATTTCATAGGAGATGCAGAAGCTGATTCAGAAGCCGCAGAGACTGATTTCACAGGAGATACAGAAGCTAAATCAGAAGCCGCCGCAACAGATCCAGAAGCCGCCACAGCAACCGATTTATCAGCCTTGACAGGAGCTATAACAGGACTCTCCACTTCCGCATAGACCAGTAAATACGCATTTAAACCATCATCTTGTGTCATTTGTATTTTATTATTATCAAGGGTCACAATGGTATCATTATATACAATATGTTTATCTGATGTAAGATCTTGACGATCATATACATAATGCCCACTAGTACGAGGTCCACTTCTTCGAATCATTCCATATAGTTTAAATTGTTTATTGTCAGTTTTATTTTTCATTATTGAAAGTGTATGAGAAATTCCAGATAAATCAGCAGTTGGATCAGATGGCCGAAGCAATAGGTAGGGATTATTTTCTAATGTAAGAGTAACTCTATAACTTTCAGTGGTTCCGTTAATTTCTCTTGTGCCTGGATTTGATGTACTAAAGATATCCTGTATGATCCATACATCCTGTTGGCTCTCGTCTTCAACCCTCACATCTGTTATCGTTTTCTGTGTAAACTGAAAAAGTGGTCGAATTTCATTAAATATCTGAAATAGAAAAGTAAGAAATACTTGTGCGTCTTCTTGACCACCTATATGATATTCTCTATTATTTAATTTACTATCTATCTCAAAATTTTTCATAATGTATCCAAGTAATTCATAGGGAACAGCATTTTCTTTTGATACAGTACCTACCTCTAATTTAGAAAACAATGTCATATTCTCCCCCAACTCCTCAAATAAATGAAATAGGGCGCATAGGACACCATTATTGTTAACTTCAGTGATTGGATGATCAATTTGTTCGTATATTTCTGCTAAGATTGCATCATTACAGTTCTTCTTTCCATACGCTTTCATAATGGTTCGAATTTGCGGAATGGAAAATAAGAGTTGGATAGAAGAAATGCAGAAGCATGCATTATTTGGATTTACCATTCCACGTATGGATACTTGATTCGAAGAGACAGGGTCTGCTATAAGTTTTGTAAAAAACCCATTCGAACTGGCTGCTTTTTCAGAAGCCGCTTTTACTTTTTTCTTAGTTTCTTCGCCAATTTGTTTTCCAAATTTGGAAAATGTAAACGTGAACTCGAGATCCCCGTTTGTAGACTTCTTTTGTTTTATCAAGTCCCCTTTTTTCTGTGGAGTAATGTTAAGACGCAGTAGATCGTGTACTTTTAACGCATATTTTTGTCCTAATTCCTCTAATAAAGTTCCAAATGTGCTACATTTGATATTTGAAATAACTGATCCATCGGTATAGCAACCGTCATAAATTTCATCTAATAAAGTGATCTTAAAAGAGTCGCCTTTATCCTTAACTTCTAATTCTTCCAGTAAATCTTCATGATCGTTGATCGTAGTAGGACGATTGGGAAATTTATAATCCATTCCAAAGAGTTTAATCGTCCGTTCACCATCACCACCTTTCATGACTGTGGCCGCCGCGGCCATAGGAAGATTTTTCTGACTACAGGAAGGCAGCTGTTCGCATTTGATGACGAGAGTTACCTCTACTTTTCCATTTGAAAAAGCCAATTTGATCTCAGTTTTTTCGAGATGAATTGGTTCTTCTGTTAATTCTTTTTTATCTTTGGCATAATCAATGCCCATTCGTATCAATAGGCGTTTCAAATGGGGATATTTCTCCAATGTAATGGTACGCAAATTTACAATTCCATCATAGATTTCATGTAGGGCGGCTGATTTCTCTGCATCACTCAGAGTCCCTAGAAGAGTAAGAATCGGCTGACTTGCTGCATCTACTGTAGTAGAAAATGCATTGAATGTTTTACCAAATAAAATAATTTGAATGGGTTTTCCAGGAGTTTTTGTAGCAGGACCTGCCACACCAGGAGCCAAAACAACCGTCGCAGCTGCAGCCATAGGTAGTGTATCATCTCCTCCCTTCATATCCACAATAGGAACATGGTTTGCAGTCGGTGTTAATTGGATGACTGACACATCTGGATTGTATCCCTCAGGAGCGCCACCTCCCCGCATCGCCATGATACTACCTCCTACATTGGGAAGCATGGATGCATTTGGATTATATTGATCCATTCTATTCCTACCGCATTTTTAAATTACGAATCAAGACACAACGGAACCTAAGAGCATCCTCCATGTTCTTTTCAGACATGGACGTGTATCTCTGCGATCCACAAACCCGAAAGCGTAAAATCGAATGCAAGCCCGAGCTCGTCATTGCGAGTCTACAGCGATTTTATGCCCACCATCCGGAAATTGATAAAGTACTCATTTATTTGAATGGTGAGGCACCTCTCAGTCTTCGCATTATTGACTGGTTCGTCACCAAATATAGTCGTAAGAGCTTCGTTCGCTATCCTCTCAATGGTCAGGAATTCCTCGTCTATCTTAGCTACAAAGGCCAGTTGAAGGCGTATTCGAAGCAGTATTTTGATCCGAACTGTCGCCGCGAGCGCATCATGTTTACGATCCCCAATCATGAGCAGTTCATGACCACGATTGGAAAGCTGAACTTTTTTCGGTGGGCTCTGGAGTCCAAGATTCTGGATTATATGGAGGCCCATGAAGAGAATATCCGCAAGGGCTACAATGCATACTTGAAAGAGACCATACAGGTTCAGAAGCGGAACAAAAGTGACTCGTCCATTGAAGAACCTCAAAAGGGAACGCCCGCAAATTCCGTGCGAACCACCCGCCGCCGCACCAAGCAGTCCCCCTCTTCACTGAATAAGCTGCAAGTCTATACCACCCCCGTCGAGCTAGATTTTCATTAATATAAAATTGATATAAAGCCAAGCAACATAGAATAGATCATGTCATTCATTCGCTTTCGTAATCAAATGATAAATGTACAACATATCCGTAAAATTGTGATTGAGCCAACTATATATCGTGTGTATTGTAATCAACCAAGCTATTTTGGATTTATACTGGCTGGATCTGGATTCCTTAATTCAGATAATCATGTGATTGTCATTGACAAAGAGAAGCATCAATATGATTATGATGTGTTGCAGAAGTGGATTAGTACGAATTAAGTATCCTTCACTGGTTTATTTTGGTAAAACATGCGAATGTCATCCATTTTGGGGCGTAGTGCTTCCGCTGCCTTTGCCTGTTGGATCGCCACCGTTGGATCCAACCAGCGACTGTCAAAGTTGCGCTCCAGTAATTTAAGAGACTCTTTTGCGTACCCCGTGTTTTTGTCTTCGTAGACACTCGCACGGAGTTCTCGGGTCATGTTACGAGCATCAAATGTAGTGTCATATTTATTAAAGTATGAGTTGTCAACACCACGACTTTCATCCACATCGTATCGTGGCTGGGAGCGATAACTTCGGTCATTTATGCGACTGACATTTGGTAACATATCGTAAAAAGGGGCCTGTCGATTCATATCCGGACGGTCATTTGTCATAAACTTACCGTCGGTTTGCCAGTGTTCGAACTGACGAGCGTTGATAGAGTCAATGGGATCCACTTCGCGACGGGTGCGCGCCATAAATTGGGGAAGGGGAAAGGCATCGTAGGCAGAGATCGTGTGACGATCAGGATACACGGGTTGCGCCATTTAAAGTACCTCCTTAATATTATCATAAGATGTTTATTATCCCTTATATCTACAAAAAGGTAACCGTTCATCCGATGCAAATTACGATTTTTCAATTTCTTACTGTTGGAGGAACGACACTATGGAGCGAAGCAGATGATTTGGATGTGGAGCGGGATATTCTTCATCCAAATGGAATCTATTTATCGGGTTCACCCATTCAATATAAGGATGCGTATTGTTGTCCTGTGGACACGGAGAAAACCGCCATGGGGGATTTTTACAAGTGGGAGGAGATCGCAAAAGGGGATCAGGAGACTTTTTGTTGGCGGACCTTCTATGTATTTGGAGAGGATACCAATTATCGTGGATGGCTGCCGATTCCAGAACAGGAAATGCTAGGAGAATATTCTTGTTGTTCACTCATGGACCATCTGTCAGCGTGCTGACAGATTATACTGCCCCGAGGCAAGGACCATTTATCAGCTTGCTGATAAATCATACTGCATCCGTTTCCAACGGAACATGGACCATTTATCAGCTTGCTGATAAATCATACTGCATCCGTTTCCAACGGAACATGCACCATCTGTCAGCGTGCACCATCTAAACCCACGTAGCGTATTCTATATAGACAATGGATCGACATAAAACACAGAAGCACGGAGTTGACCATGACTGCAGCGCCGAACAATTTAAAAATCTATTAGAAGACGGTGCTCGAGAAGCCTATTTGCGTCCCTGGCACCGTCTAGAGCGCGGCTTGCGTTTAAATCGCATTCGCCTTTTTATTGAAGAAATTGCTCCCCAGTTTGAAATGAGTAAGGAGAATCGTGATGATTTTTTCGTCTTCCTTCAAAAGGCACTTGATAAAAAGTTGCTAAATACATTGAAAGTAGTACAATACGATCAGGATACACAGCGTATTACTATCATTCGAGGTCTTGAAATTAAACTCGAAAATAATGTACTTAAATGGAACTTTAGTATTAAGAAGCCGAGCACGGGTACCACCCGAAAAAAGAAGAAGGAGGAAATTCCGTCCATTTCGACGATTATCGCAAAAATTGAAGAGAAAGAATCTACCTCCTCCACATAGAATGCGAACCTTCAAAGAAAAGCTAGTGGATTGGATAACTCTATTGGATCAATGGTTATCCGACCCAGAAGATGAGGTACAACTAAAAGAATGGAGTAGCAATGCCGAAGAACTTGCCTATCCCTATGAGTTTTCAAAAAAAGAGCAGCCTTATATCGATCAGATCATTGAATTGTCCATCATTCAGATTCAGCGACGGATCCATGCTGCCCCGCCCTCCACTGTCTCTCAGGAAACCATTGATGCCCTTCTATCGAGAAAACAGACGGAACAGCGCACGGCGGCATGGTATGAACAGATGTCGACTGTCATTTCCGCAAGTGAACTGGGAAAACTATTTGGCTCCGAGCGCCAACGGGCTGAATTTGTTCTTACCAAGACGGTCCCTCCTCCTCCGCGGTTTCAACCACTTGCCACTCCTTCTGACCGTATGAGACCTTTTGACTGGGGTATTCGTTTTGAACCAGTTGTAAAACAGATTTACGAGTACAAACACGGAGTGACCATCAAGGAACTGGGGCGAATGCATCATCAAGTAGATCCTCGTTGTACGGCCTCACCCGATGGCCTCATTACCTCCTGTCCTGCAGGTATTCGAAAGGGGCGACTATTGGAGATCAAATGCCCTGTGACACGAGAGATTGATGGAACAGTCCCCAAGGATTACTACGCACAAATGCAGATGCAGCTCCATGTGACAGGGTTACAACAATGTGACTATGTGGAGGCCGTCTTTGTATCACTCTATAATCAAACGCCTTTGAAAGAGGGACCCGTACTTTATCATGGATTCTTTGCAGTGATTCGCTTCGCAGAGCCCGTCATGACTCAAGACTTCTATTATGCATATAGTCCCGTAAATGCAACATCAGAGTGGGTACCTGACATTAAGGATGGTGAAGAGATCATCGAGATCACGCCGTGGAGATTGTCTCAGTGGAGTGAACAGTTAATTATGAGAAATGAAGACTGGTGGAAGGGAATGCAGCCACACTTTCAGGCCTTCTGGTCCGATGTCGAAAAAGCAAAGCGGGGAGAATTTCAGATACCTGATTCTACGCGCCCCACGAAAAAACAGAAAACAGAGAAATGTATCATTCAGTTTAGCAAAGATGATGCAGTATGTAATCTGATTATTCCATTCTCCCGTTCTGTATCCTCACCGATTACCGTACATAAGCTGAATGAGGTTATGACCGTCAATGAGGTTATGACCGTCAATGAGGTTATGACCGTCAATGATGTTATGATGGATGTCTAATTTGCCTCACTCACACTCTTTCCCGTGTTGTCGGAAGGAATCGCTATCGGATCCGCCTTGTAAAAGTTCAGGACAAGCTCTTGATACGGTGACGAACAGCTATCTGGATAATTACGCTTGTAATTGTTTGTCATCTGGCGAAAGTTGCCCGTCTTATCCACCATCCGCTCAAAATTGGTGGCATAGCATGAGCGACTATTCACACAGGAAATAGTTTCATTCAGGCGCGGCGGCGGCATCTCATCATTCAGTAAGTGATAGGGCTGATGATTATAAAGATCTGCAGGGCCTGGGCCATTAGGGCGATACTCCACAAGGGGGCTATTTTTTTGGATATCAAATTCATTCTTTTCAGCTGGTTTAGTTGGATTTGCAAAGGACTCCCAATACGAATAATAGGGGTAACCAAAGAGCGCTGCACCAGGTCGTTGCCACCAGTATTTCTGTGAGAGAGGAGCATAATGGGCCACTAATTCAGGTGTATAGACCGGTCTGATGGATAGAAAAAGAAGGACAAGGATAACGATTCCTATTGCAAGGATGCGATAAGTCGACATCTACTCTACTGGGCATGATGGTTAAAAATTGATTTACAGATTCATTTTAACTCCATGCTAGATCATCGTGTACTGTTAAACGATTCCGGAAACATGTCCATGATTAGTATGCAAGTGGTAAAGCGAAATGGCAAGCACGAGGATGTATCGTTCGATAAGGTGCTGAATCGAATCCAATTGGCAGCACAGGGCCTAGAAGTGAATCCAACCCTGATCGCACAGCGGACGCTTCTTCGAATCTACGATGGCGTGAAAACCTCGGAGCTCGATGAACTTGCCGCGCAACTTTCCATTTCGCTCATGACCACCAATCTCGATTATGGAACCTTGGCCGCGCGCATCGCCGTTTCTAATCATCACCGCAATACCTCAGACAAATTTACCGAGGTCGTCCATGAGTTGGCAAATCAAGCCATGGATAAAACAGGCGAGCCACACAGCAATGTCTCTCAGGAGTTGGTGGAGATCTGTAAGACTCATGGTGATAAGATCAATGCTAAAATCGATTATGATCGCGATTACTTGTTCGACTACTTTGGCTTCAAAACCCTGGAGAAAATGCAGTATCTGCTGCGAAATACAAAGGGAAAGACGCTGGAGCGCCCGCAGCACTTGATCATGCGCGTGTCACTAGCACTATGGGGATCCGTTGATCTGGATCGCGCCTTTGAAACCTATGACCTTCTGAGCCAAAAATTCTTCATCCATGCAACGCCAACGAACTTTAATGCAGGGACACCGCGGCAACAACTTTCCAGCTGTTTCCTCCAGGCGATGAAGGCAGATTCCATCGTCGGGATCTATGACACGCTAAAGGACTGTGCGCTCATCAGCAAACACGCAGGTGGCATTGGGCTTCACATTCATGATATTCGCGCGAAGGGGTCACTTATTCGGGGCACGAATGGAACGAGTAATGGTATTGTACCGATGCTTCGTAACTTTAATGATACGGCACGCTACGTTGACCAGTGCTTTACGCCTGATACACTGATTCTCACACAGGATGGACCCGCACCCATTTCCACTATTCTACCAGGCCAAAAGGTATTAACCAGCGATGGAACCTATCATAATGTATTGAAACAAGTCGTTCATTCCTATTCGGGCACGATGCACTCTATTCAACTCAAAGGACATCCCGTTCCTGTAACGGTCACAGAAGAGCACCCCATCCTTTCCGTTAAAACAGATGGTCGATCACTAGAAATTGTATTGGAACAACTCAAGGCAAGATTGAAAGAGAAAGATTATCATGAAATCAAAGAACTATCTGTGGGAGATTATGTTGTATTTCCAGGCGAAGTCTATGTGCAAATCGAATCTATTCTACCAGTTCCTTATACGGGTCCTGTATATGACTTTGAAATTGATGGACCACATGATTATACAGTAGCGCATCTTGGTATCGCCCATAATGGAGGAGGCAAACGCAACGGATCTTTCGCAATCTACTTGGAGCCGTGGCACGCGGATGTAGAGGACTTCTTGAAGCTCAAGCTCAACACAGGATCCGAAGAGGAGCGCTGCCGTGACCTGTTCTATGCACTCTGGATTCCTGACTTGTTTATGGAACGCGTGGAACAGAACAAGCCATGGACGCTCTTCTGTCCGTCAGAAGCACCAGGCCTTGCAGATGTATATGGCGATGAATTCAGGGCACTGTATGAGAAGTACGAGCAAGAGGGTCGCGGTCGTAAGCAGGTGGATGCGCAGAAGCTATGGTTCAAAGTGCTTGATTCTCAGATTGAGACGGGTACGCCCTACTTGCTCTACAAAGACGCGGCGAACCAGAAATCGAATCAGAAGAATCTGGGTACTATTAAATCATCCAATTTGTGCACAGAAATCATAGAATACAGCAGTCCAGAAGAAACTGCTGTCTGCAACCTTGCCTCCATTGCTCTCCCCACTTATGTCGAGCAAAAACAGTTCAACTATAACATGTTACGAAAGGTTGTCAAGGTCGCCATCAAAAACCTAAATCGCGTGATCGACATCAACTTCTATCCGACCCCCGAAACGAAGCGATCGAACATGCGTCATCGCCCCGTGGGTCTTGGTGTACAAGGTCTCGCCGATGTCTTCGCGCTCATGCGCGTCCCGTGGGAGTCAGAGAAGGCCGCGGAGCTCAATCAACGCATCTTCGAGCACATCTACTTCGCTGCGGTCGAAGCATCCTGTGAGTGCGCCCAGCAAGAGGGCCCCTATGAAACCTTCGAAGGCTCTCCGATGTCGCAGGGCATCTTCCAGTATGATATGTGGAACACAACGCCGCTCACCCTCGATGATGGTACACTCGACTGGGAGGACCTAAAGGCCCGAGTGAAGGCGCACGGTGTTCGCAATTCGCTCCTCATGGCCCCGATGCCGACGGCATCGACTTCGCAGATTCTTGGGTTCAACGAGTGCATTGAGCCATTCACCAACAACATCTATACACGTCGTACCTTAGCAGGTGAGTTTATTGTCATCAACAAGCACTTGATGCGTGACCTGGAGAAACTGGGGATCTGGAACGAGATGATGAAGCAGCAGATCATTGCACGCAATGGATCTGTTCAAGGCATCGATCAAGTACCCGAGTCCATTCAAAAGCTGTATAAGACTTCATGGGAGATCAAGCAGAAAACACTCATTGATCTTGCAGTAGGACGAGGGGCCTTTATCTGTCAGTCGCAGAGCTTGAACCTGTTCGTGGCAGATCCGAATTATGCCAAGCTTACTTCCATGCACTTCTATGCTTGGAAACAGGGCCTGAAAACAGGCCTTTATTATTTAAGAACGCGTGCACCGGTTATGGCACAGAAGTTCACGGTGGATCCCGAACTGCAGAGAGAGGCGGCTCGGTCGGAACAACAGCGCCTTCTGCGAAAGAATTCGGGAGAGGAGGAGTGTACAATGTGTAGTTCGTAAGCCGACTCGTAAGGCATGCCGACTCGTAAGGCATGCCGACTCGTAAGGCATGCCGACTCGTAAGGCCCGGTCATGATGTAAACAGGCCCTATAAAATAAAACAAATAAAGTAGGGATGAGTCGCCATTCTCTTCAGCAATGGGACCACTATAAACGACAAATGGATCAGCTCATGTCTCGACCCGATTTTTTAACGAATCTGGCGCAGTCGGCAGGCGCCATGTCCACACTGGTAAATCATATGTTGGATCCATCCGTATCCGATTGGTCGACGGCCACTGCTTCAGGAAAACCCTTACTTACTTCTCAGGAACAGGTGCAATTTAAAGAAATGCTGGATCCCTATGTACCCTATATTCGTGCTTTTTTTAATGGAGAACCCCTGCCACATTCAGAGCAGCATGGTGGAGCAGAAGAGTTTGTTAAGAAAATACAGCAACAGTTAACAAAAAATATGACCTATATGGGTCAGCACAATGTGATAATGTATGGAGGCACTCAAGTTGATATTCTACGACAAAAGGAACAGCAGGCAAATCGAGATCCAAATGGTGATGTAACTGTGTATGTAGGTCCACCTGCTGTTAATGTGCCCTTGCGCTTTATTACAACATCCATTGTTACATTATTTGATGTCATTCGTATGATAAGCTCCATGGTAGGATGGGAGAGAGGTGCCGAAATTCTATCCGTGATTGTATCAGCGATGGAGGTGGCACGAGGAGAATGGAAACGAGGCATTACTTCATTTATGGGTTATTTTGGAACAAAATCCTTGTGGATCGGTCAAGTATTTAAAGTGTTTATCTACATCTTTCAAACCATTCCAACGGCAATGAATCATGCGATGCTTGATGATGTAACCGAATTGGGGCGAAGCATCGTATTTGGAATGGCATTAAACATTTTTCAGACGGTAGCACCCGCCGAGATTCGTCAAGTCTTTATTAAAAATATTGATATCATTAATAAAAATAATGAGCTGTTAACAGCATTTTTTAGTGATGCTGGACGACAACGACAATATAAATATGTTTTTGACCCAACTAATCCCAGATACGCTATTTATTTTAATCAATACAGCTGGGGAGATTTAACAGAATTTCAATCCTATATGATCGAGGCAAAATGCACCACGAAAATGGTTGCCTTTCATAAGAAATTAGCGGAGGAATTAAAGAAGGAAGAAGATAAGGAAAATGCAATGATGAGATCTACAATGGCCGCCGATCAACATTCAAATGCTCTTCCCATTACAGGTGTAGCCATCTCTAAATCACTCTTAGGAATAATGGGATTGCTTCCTGCTCCAAATTGTGAAAAAGAAACAAAATCACTTGTTGATCATGTCATTGAATTGGTAATTGATCCCCCTGAAGATGTTAAATCAACATTAGGTGCCGATCTTACAAAATTATTAGCGACTGTGCCTGACATCGCCACCTATGCATTGCCTCCAGGGCCGTTGGTGAACATGCCTGATGTCACCCGATTTACTGGATTGATGTCCAGTGCATTTGATGCTGTGCAGAAGAAAGCACAACATGCGGCTCAAGCGGTGAGTGGAAAGATGGATACATTGCTTCCAAAAAAACCAAACTGGAGAGATCAGCTGGAGCAATTACAAGCACAGGTTAAAAATATGGATGAACATCTTGCATCTATCGATCAAATAAAAACATTAAAGAAACAAGTAGATGCGACACAAAAAAAAATAAATGCAGCAGAAAAGGGTACACCATCTGTATTTTTGTCAAGTACAGGCCAGTCCACAGGATCAGCGCCTGCATTTGCATTTCAAGCAGCCGCATTCGCACCCGTACCAGTCGGATCAGTACAACGTGACGATATACAGAAACCCAAAAGAGGCAATTCTTTGCTGCCAAAAAGAGGCGGTCGTATCACCCGTCGTATTCGCGCCTCTACACGATCTCTACGCCAGCGAGTCCGTGAATAAAGATTAGGAACTCCTTTGGAAATCCCCAGAAACACGACGGCTTCTGATCCGTTGGCGGGATACGACGGCTGGATTGATTAGCTCCATGCGAAAAGGCTACAATAATATGCTGGGGGGGCATTTCAATGACCTGATCTTCTCGTCCCTCGATCCACGACTCACCCTCCGCAATGGAAACCTGCGGAAACTTGCGCTCCTCCCATGCCGATTTATAAAAGGTTAGTGTTGCCTCCGAAATGCGCTGTGAGAACGGAATATCATAGGGTGGGACATTGACTGCACTAATCCCTGTCTTCAAATCATAGAGCGCCAGAGTCGTGCAGCAGGCAATCTTTGCCTCACCTGTTTGGCCACGCTTACTACCTTTCGTAAGCCATGCCACACGACGACGAAAGGAAGTAGACGGATAGTGATCATCATCATCCATAAACAAAATAATATCATGGGACGCCTGTTCGATTGCCAAATTGCGTTTTTCACCAATCGTCATATGCCCTTCTATCGGAATGTATTTCATTTGAATCGAAGGGACCTGAATCTGAAAATTAATAATGCTTTCTCCCGCCCAATGCGACTTCTTCTCATTGTCCTCGATCACGATCCACTCGATCTTATTCTTAGGATAATCCGTTGATAGTAGATTATGAAAGGCGATCTCAATCAACTGCTTGCGATGATAGGTCGGTGTAACAATTGAAATGGGCGGGCAATCCTCTACGGTCAAAATGGGCGGACAATGAACAACACCACGTGAAGGACGGCGCGACAGAACGCATGCCTGAAGCTGGCGAAAAAGCGGGGCGGCAGCGATCTCCAATTGAGCAAAGCGACCCTGGGCGATCAATCGGCGCGCAGCCTGAATCGCCTCCAATGGCGCCGCACGAAAGGCAGCAAAGGCTGCCTCCAGTTCTTCACGTATCATTGTTGTTGGACGTGCGACTGAATATCGCACCTTGGTGGAAGGCTCCGTATCATTCGACAACCAGGCAATTCCCGTTGAAGCTGCATACTGCGCTTGAAAGGCAGGAAGAGCATTCATGATAGAGAACGCACCCACAGCTTCTGCATTGGCCGCTGCATAGCCAAATGCCTCACCCTGGCTCACAATCAGATGTCCTGGGTAGTGTAACATGAATCGCTGGCGCACATCGGGTAGCAAATCCTGGCATACTACACTAACAGAAAGAGGTAGTCCAGTTAGATTCAACGAGATGGCAAAATCATTACGACTGGTATAAATGGTTAGCTTCGGATCGGTTGAACGCCAATGGGGTAAAAGCGCCTTCACATACTCGTATTTGCTGGTGGAGGCGCCCAAGAAACAGACGAATCCCTTCTCGTGATTCTCAACCGCTGACTTCGCGGGACTGGTCCACGATGCACACCATGGGAGAACATAAATATTCTGTGCTGAGATTCCCTTCTTCTCCAGATCAACACGGAAAGTCTCCGCTGATTCAGGGTCACGAAACAGGAGAGCGTCAAAGGCATGGACATAGGCATCATAGGCATAAGACCATTGTTCCGGATTCACCAGCATGACATTGGTATGCGCCCACGGAATGGCACTAAATACGGGGATTTCCAGATGAAATTGAATGTCTGAATGGGAGGGCGGCTCACGCATATCAATTATTTTCGGCTTCTGGTATCCGAGTGTTGCAGACTTGATAAGGCGTTCAATAATCGCTACATCTTCTTGTAGACCATACGGGTTCGCTTTATTATAGATAATAGTTACCGACAGGGGTGCAGGCATCTATCCGTTGATGCTACCCGATCTTTTAAGTCGTATTGGCAAAAAGACAATCTCTACGGGTATCTGCCCGAAGGGCAGATTTCATCCGATTTGCGTAAAAAATAATCTGCGGTAGTAATATAAATATGGCCCGTCGTCACCGTACCCACCGTCGCAAATCCGCCGCCAAGAAGTCCACTCGTCGTCACTCTCGCCACGCTCGCCGCAGCACCCGTCGTCGTGGTGGCAGCCAGTCGCAGAAGCAGTCGCAGCAGCAGCAGCAGCAGCAGCATCAGCAGCAGAAGCAGCAGCATCAGTAAATTCATTTAGACTTGTGAAAAGCGGATGAGACACAGTTCTCCTTTTTTAGTTGATTTAGCTACTCGTGTTGAACCAGGTAGCCAGTGTTGTATATATAAAGATCTATGTAGTTCGTGACCTCCATAGGTTTTTATCCCCTCTCGATGTTTTGCCGTTCCATATCCATTAGACCGTACCAGATCGTATCGTTCATTGCATTCCGGATGCGCAGTACAGTAGTTTTCGATCCATTGATCATGAGTCACCTTTGCCAGGATGGATGCCGCTGCAATGGCAATATACTTGTTATCACCCTCAATAATGGTTTCTTGTTGTCCTATCCATTTATCGATAGAAAGGACACCATCAAGTAATACGCGACAATCACCCGCAATAACGGGCAAAGCCCCAATGGCTCGTCGAAATGCCTCCTGGTTCGCCCAGGTAATCCCCTTTTCATTGATCTCCTCGGCACCAACGACACCAACACCGCATAGAGGCAGAAGCTCGCGAAGCACTTTTGCTAAAATAGCCCGTTTCTTAGGGCTAATCTTCTTGGAATCACGCATTTGTAGGAGGATGTCCCGTTGAAGATCCGTCCACTCGGATTCGGGAGGGATAATCACGGCACCCGCTACCAGAGGCCCCCAAAAGGATCCTCGTCCGGCTTCATCTACACCAATTTCTACGACCGCATCCTGTGTAAATCGTGAGGCCAACATGTCTTTATTATCCCATTCTATTCGGATTCGTCAAATTTTATTAGAAAAAGGATCAAAATGCACCTGTTATAGTAGAGATGATTATTAAACTAACATTGGTTGGCCTTATCATTGTGCTTGTCGCAGTAATTGCTTTATCATATTACACAAACAAGGAGTGCTTTGAGGACATTACAAAACCAAAAATATCAGAATGCTCTGCACTTTGCCCGAAGATGTTGGCAAGCGAGAATGGCTTATATACACTCATGACAACCATCAATGGTACACTTGAATTGAAGGATGTAAGCAATGATACAATGCTATGGAGACAACCACACACGGCGCCTGCTTCATCATCTGATCCTAAGTCAAGATCGAATATATACCAGGCTGGATTAAATGCTCTTACAGGAGAATTTGGTTTGTATAACACAATCGATCAATCCACTGTTTGGAAGGCCGAAATTGCTAAGAATCCACGCAAGAGCCCGTTTAAATTGGTTCTTCAAGATGATGGCAATCTAGTTGTTAAAGACCGTGATGGTACCATGGTATGGTCGACTAACACAGGAAAGCCATCCATTGTTAATACTAAAACGAATGAATGCAAGGTAGGAAAATGCTCTTCGCTATTGGAATCTGTGTTGGGTAACTTTAAGGTCATGTTGCAACACGATGGTATTCTCAAGATGCAATCCATGGTCCCAGATATTCCTGATAAAATTATTGCAAAGGCAAAAGACAAAGGACTAAATGGCCCCTATACCTTATTCCTTACAAAGTATGGTAATTTGCTGATACTTGATAAATCCAATAATCAGAAAAAGCCAGTATGGAGCTCGAATAGTTATCGTGCAGATGGGGATCAGGCTGGCAAATATCGTTTGGTGTTGGCAGCCGATGGCTCATTAACAGTTCGAGCAGGAAATGGAAGTGGAGAAGTGATCTGGTCGGTAGATAGCGCCATTCCTGACCCTACGCCTGAGCCAAAACGCAAACCTCACCGCCGCCCATCAGATGACCCCGATGATCCAGATTCGTATGACCCCAGTTCAGGTTCCATGCCTGATCGCACCGATATCACCCCCGACAATCAGGTGAGTGACATGGGTTCCATGGCAATGGCCCTCAAGTACAAGTCTGATTTGCTAAAGGATTTGCAGAAAGTAGTTCGCAATGAACTTATTGCCAATCGTATGACAAAGCACTTAGACAAAGATGATGAGAATGATGAAGAGTGTGGTGATGATGACAGTGATGCCATGGCGCAGGGAAGAGAGTATGGATGCGATCGTCGTGAGAAATACCGTTGCCCCAAGAACCCCGATGGATCATGCCCGCCTGTTCCCGATATATCTGATTACATCAAGAAAGATAGCATCCCCTGCTTTGGATGCTCCCTTGACTATTAATTCGCAACGAAAACATAACTAATCTGTAGGATGATTGCGTTCTTATCATTACTGTTTGTTTTAATGGTAATCTATTTGTGTACATCAACGACTGCTATCGCAGAAGGATTTAACCCCATGAATACTTCACCGTCCCATAAAATCAATCTGCCGCTGGATGCGATCCCTCGTGCTATACCCTCCTCTACCACTCCGGCCGCTTGTTCCAATCAACTCCTCGTAAAACCCTATTCACTTCCAGGCGAGATCCCAATTGCACCTTACGAACAAATTGCCGCCATGAGCCCGCTACCCTACCAGGATACAACTCTCATTAAAGCGAATCGTCAGCAGCTCATTTCCTTATTAGAAATGCTAAAGGGCTTTCTGGCATTTGAGGCACAGGAGATCTCCGAGTTATCGGACCCGACGATTCAGCTGCCCCTCTCTACCGCACGCAGTGATTTCCATATGCTTCAGAGCCAAGTGGAGGTGCTGAATCGTAATCCAGGTATTCAGCCAAATGTCACGCTGTCCCATCTCAATGATATCTATTCGAATCTTGCCTTCTTACAAGATAAGGTCCGTTTGATTGGTGCAGCGGGACCGATTCAGGGACCGATCTACGAGTTTACGCAATCGGTCAATGGCTTGGGGGGTTCAGTGGAGGGGTTTCAGATGCGTCAGTTGGTAGGAGAAGGTGCAGCAGATAACACAGGGGATTCTCGTGCTCAGAATCACATGGCATTTGCTTCTAAAAGCGACCAAGCGGATTTGTATACACCTACAATCACACCCATTCCAGACGATAACACCACTCCCACCAAAGAGGAATTGGCTGATTTTAATAAGCGCTTGAAAGATGAAATGAAGGCTATGGCGGCAAGTGGAACAACTGATATGGTTACGAACCGTCTCGTCGCCCGCTATACCAGTATTTACAATACCATTGAGGGCTGGATCAATCAGCTTAAGGCACATACCATGTTTGCGGCGGATATCCCTGTTACCAAGCAGGACCTCGATAATGCATTTATTCAGAAAAATGGCAGAAAGACCATGAAGAAACATCTACCTGAAGCGATTTTAGATTTGGCGTTGCCTATTGGAATGGGAGGTGATTCAAACCAAATGAAACTTCCAAAGGATCTTAAGCGATTCATTAACAAATATGCAGATACCATTTTGGATGGGGTCAGTGCCAGTTTTGAAGTGAAGTATACTTCCCCGCGTGAAGAGTCCATCAAAGAAGCAGAAATGGCTCGTGCGCTTGCATCCACTGTGGAAAAGTCAGGATTTCCCTCTATGGTCGATTTGGCTAATGTCAGCAACTCCAAGTTTGTTCCGATGGATACGGGTCTTCCGATTACGGATACTATGGCGCAAACACCAATGGATGCCGGCCGCGGTCCCTCCCATTTTGACTGGAAAGAGCGTGCAAAGAAGATCGAAGAGCAGGTGAAACGCCGTGGACTTGATCCGAAGGATTTTGGAATCATGCCTGATAACAGCAATGTGTCGTGCGAATTTTCATGGAGAGGGTATGCAAAGATGATGTGCCAGCGTCTCATGACAACGATGGATCCTTCTCTCCCCGAGATATGTGGATGCCCTAAATTAGACTGGCCTGGATGGCGCAGTGGAAAATAAAAAGGATAAATAGTAATGTCACAGTTTATTGTCGAGTCTGATGTAATCATTCGTGCAGTGGATAAGCCATTTCCGCAACGCCAAATAATGGGTGTATTTCCGACCAGCGATCAGGCCTATCAGTTTATAGAGAAATATTTGTCAGATACAAAGGAGCTCCATACTTATTTTGTGCGGCAGTTCATTTGTCAAAAGGAGGAGTTTCCTGAATTTCTAAAGCAGAAGCGAATGATCGCTTATAACATCGTACTAGGCCAATTTGAGGATATGATTTATATTCGTTTGGCAGAAGCGTAAACAACGCATTTGCAAAGCATCTACATCTTCAAATTATTATCATTTAAAAAGTAGGTTACGAACAGAATGACCATGTCCGTATTTCATGGAGTAGGAATTTTTATCATAGGCATTGCCATTGGCCTCTATGTCTGTAAACATATGCAATACGAAGGGTTCAGCAATCATGGCTCACAGTGCGACAGTTGTGGTCAATCAGCGCCATGTGGATGCAATAAGCCTCAACCTCGTCCCATTTGTCCGGCGTGCCCTGATTGCAAGCAGCCCAACATGAGTAAATATGTATTGAAGAGCTCTATCCCACCCTGCCCTGCAGTACCCGATCTTAGCAACTACATCCTGAAGAGCGAGTGCCCGTCGGTCCCTGATCTGAGTAATTATGTACTCAAGTCATCCATTCCCAAGCAAAACCCAGTCATTCTAGACTGCTCGAAGTGCCAGAAGCCGAAGGGAGAGTGCCCTCCATGCCCTCGTCCTCGCTGCCCTGAGGTGAAGTGCCCTCCCGCCACGAAATGCCCTGCATGTGCCCCGTGTCCGCGTCAGACTTGCCCCCCGGCTGTGGTAAAATGCAAGGCAGAAGAGGTGATCCCTGAAGGCGAGTCCCTGGTGCGCCCCTACCTTGCCCCGCTGAGCTACCGCGGATTTGGTATGGATTAAATGCTATGTTTGTGTATTATATGATGAGATCATTGGCTTACCCATGATCCCATGATTAATTGTACCCTTCGGATAGAGAATGGACACGCGGTTTTGGGGTCCATCTGGCTGGAAATTATTACATCTAGCCACCTTTACTTATACTTATTCAGCGGAAAGTGCCCTAAGTTATGCTGCCTTCTTTGAAGCGCTCCCCTATATTCTCCCTTGTAAGTTCTGCCGCGCCTCGCTCACGGATTACTATCGCCAGCATCCCTATGAAATTCCAGGAGAAGGAATTACCCCCACTTTGGATCTCAAACGGTGGATGTTTGTCATTCATAACTGTGTTAATCACAAACTCAAATCCCAGGGTCTGAATCCGAACCGCGACCCGACCTATCCACAAGTTCATTCGACTTATACTCAGTTAATGAAAAGCTCGTGGCAGGAGCAACTTGCACTCTGCTGGGACTTCCTGTTTGCAGTAGGATACCATCATCCCAAGGAGGCGGCGGACTCTAAGCCGTTGCCTAATTGCCCTCCTGGTAGGGTATGTTGCAAGGACCCATGTGAGCGGAACAAATGGAACCTGCTTTCATGGAGGAAACGCATGCACTGGTTCCGTCGATTCTGGGTGTTTCTTCCGGCCGTCCTGCCTCCTGCCATGTCAGTAGCATGGAAAGCCGTTGAAAAGAAGAACCCGCCAACGCTTCAAAGCCGCCGCTCGACGATGGCCTGGCTTTGGCGCATGCGATGTGGGTTGGATGATCGCTTTCATGATCCCTATACTTCCGTTTGTAAGGCAGTGGCGAGTTACTCTAGTGATTGTGGGAAGAGTACAAAAGCGATTACCTGCCGAAGAATACACAGCAAGGCAGGTAAATTACGCAAGACCGTAAAAAAACGGTAAAAAAACAAAGGACAAAGAAAGTAGGCAAATGGTACTCTCTTACAATCTTGTTGTCTATGCAACCATTATTTTATTGGGTGCACTCATCACACTCTTTACCTTTGACAATATTCAAACGGTGCTCTTGGTGTCCCTTCTTATTATTGGAGTAGTCTACCTTGTTGTGCTCTCAATGGATCGATTGACAACGCTCAATGTACTAACGATTCGTGAGGGATTTGTCGCAGAATCGGCGGCATCCGCTTCGAAATATGAATGGCTTGGAAATGACGACTTGTTTGATGATTTTTATGCCTCTGTTTTTACAAAGCTAACGCAAAACGAGACTCTGATTCAGGCGGAAACGGCCATTTGTCTGGAGGAATTTGGAAAGAAGCGGGCAAAGAACCAAATGCGTATTTTAGATGCAGGGTGTGGCATTGGGATAGGAGTATGCTCCTTTGCGAAACAGGGGGTGGGACACACGGTGGGAATTGATAAAAGCCAGGCGATGATTCGGTATGCAAAAGGAACCACCTTGCCATCAACAACGCTAACGGAGTCACAGCGACAGGATATTGAGTTTCGTCAGTTTGATCTGATGGGTCCAGGTGCAGCGGGTGCGGCGGAGTTCACGGATGCCTGCCTGTTGTATTTCACGATCTATTACTTTCGCGATCTGGAGATGCTGTTTCGCAATTTGGCGCTATGGGTACAGCCAGGTGGTAGCCTGGCGATTGAAGTGGTGAATAAGTACAAGTTTGATCCGGTTCTCAATTCGGGCAATCCGTGGGTAGGAGTCTCGCCGCAGAGTTATGCAAAGGAGCGTATCAAATCATCGAGAGCGGTGTTTGATACCTTCGATTATGAGGCAAGCTTTGAGTTGGAGGATCCGAAGGCAGAATTTCAGGAGGTGTTTCGATTCAAGGATGGGTCGGTGCGCCGCCAGCGTCATACGCTGAATATGGTGAGTATTTCGGATATCATCGAAAAGGCTCAACAGAATGGGTGGACATATGGGTCGTATGTGGACTTGATGCCGATGTCGTTTGAGTATGGTTATTTATTATTTTTTACGAGAAATGCGGAGTGATTAATGCTTTCTGCTGTGCTTCATGCTTCGCTTTCCACAAGTTTTTCTATGCTTTTTGTGGGTTTTGCTACGCTTACCGCGAGTTTTTCCGTGCTTCTTACGATGGGTCTTTCTGCGACCACCTCCCATACTAATAGCTACCGTGCTAATAGTACTGACTACCTTCTTCACCGCCTTCCGCACGTCTCCCAGATTAGTGGCAGATACCTTTTCATCTACGAGAGGCAAGGACGAACCAGTTGATGTGTTATATATAGTAATTGCTCTATTAAATTCTTTTACGGCATTACTTATATTCTCATACGAAGTCGCAGAATCAATAGTAGTGACATGAGGCTTCATCGCGGTATTAGCAATGAGAGCTGCCTCTTTTGCTGCCTCTTTTGCTGGCAATTTTGATGGCGGTGGTGTTGGTACTGTCACTGTAGACTTTACTTGTGGTTGCGGCGATGATGCCGATGATGATACCGATGGCGATGCTGATACTGCTGTTGACGGTGACGATGATGCCGATACTGATGCTAATGGCAAAGGCGCAGATACTGCTGCCACGGATGATAGTGATGCTGCATTTGCTGCTGATGTAGTTGATACCGCTGCTGCCACAGGTGCTGCAGCATCATTTGATACAGTAAATCTTTTTGATTTCCCATTATTAGTTTTACATGTTACACCCTTCGACGCCATTTCTCTCTACTATCTCCCTCCAAAAGAAACACACACCGGATTCTTATAACCCATCCCCAATAAATCCCCCATCCCAGTAGCGAATGTCGAGTGTCCCCATTTTCGATGTATTTCAAAAAGGTCTATTACGGGGTTCCGAACATCTCCCCTTTGATCCAAAGGAAGCCTATGCCTATGTGGAACATCCCACCGAAGGATGGCGCGTCTATCTGCGCTCCTGCGTCTTTCTCCACCCCACCAATGAGCCCTTTCGTCGCCAGCACTTCCTGGTCTTTAAAAAATTCAACGCCCATTACACGAGCCCTAAATGGGAGCCGCCGAAGGGGCAAATGGAGGGGAAAGACATGCATTCGCGCAAGCACTTCCGTACGCCTATTCTCGAACTCCTCAAAGAAAATGTGCGGCGTGAAACGGAGGAGGAGGCACACATCACCGAAATGAAAAAACTAAGACACACAGGCCTCGTCTTTCAGTCCCAGGAGCATGACTATCCGCCGAATCATTTTTTTCAATATCACATTTTCCAGGCATTTATTACGCCCGAGGAACTCCAGAGGTCAGTCGATCTATTTGCATGGATGCGTAAACATCCGAATGCGGTGGCACGGTGGAAGCGGGATCGGAAAGAGACCGATGCCATTTCCTGGTTTGACCCGAAGACCACCCGCATGAATCCGCGGTGGTGCCCTGATATTTTGGCATTGTATCTGACGCACATTTCGAAGACTTAAATATATATCCCTCTTTCCATACCATGCCGAACCATTGTGTGAATTATATGACACTTACCTCCCCTGTTGAATCGGATATTACACAGATCGCTCATACAACCATCCCATATATTGATATACGCCAACGAGGTAAAAAAGGAATTCGCTTTGAATATCTCACGGCCTTGAAACCAAATCATGAATGGAGGATGATGCTACTTGACAAATATCCACTGTGCTGGATCAAACATAACTGGGTATTGGAGGATGGAACCTCAGGTATCTGGATCGGTAATAAACAGGGACATTCTACCATAGAATGGAAGGATGTCTCTCTTGAAGAAGAGCATGAGTTTTTTAATTAGTATGAAGTTTAGGATTTTCAGAACTCTGAATAGTAATATCTCCTGTCCTGATAAATTCATTCCACAACTTCTCTAATTCTCGTAGATCAGCCTCCTTTTGATCTCGTGCCAAATGGTTAAATAATAGATTAATATTATCATAGGATGTATAAATTGTAAATATCTTAAATAAATGAAGCCCTTCTATCTGACGAAGCTTTGTTGCAAATTGATGAATGTTGCTCATATGTATATGATAAATGCGAATTCTTTAAATCTTGCGATTTTTGCGGGTTTTACGTCGGCGTTTACTCCCATTCTTTAAATACTCAAACGAACTAAGTGTTCCACGGGTATTAAATGCGCGGATGGTTTCAAGATCGACATCAAAATCTTTGATAAGATGCTTCATGGCGCGGATTACCTTTTCGTGAATGGTTAGTAAATCATCACGCATATGTGACGTACTGTCTTTTTTATAATACATCAAGCAAATCCCAAAAATGCTCGTCCAATCTTACTAGTGGCAAAAATGCCTACGCCTGATAGGATTTGTGCATAAAAAACGGGTGTTCTCTTTGTACAACATAGTAGATAAAAAGATAAGCCAATAAAAAGGAGCGTACTGAGCCAAAATAACTGTGTGAACAGATCCATCTACTTATTTACAATTTTTTATAGATCCTAAATGGGTTCCACTTTTTGGCTCAGTGGGCCAATCTCCAATTGCGTCTTAAGGAGTTCTTTCGCGGCGGTTCTATGATCGTAACTACACTGATGTTCTTGCGGCTGTAAATGTGAAGTACAGAATTGTTTTTCACATTTACATACATGAGCCATGACACCGAGCTTTTTAGAGCACTGAGCGCAACGAGATTTTGGTGACTTAGACTTCAATAGAGTGGTCATAATGGCTATAAGCTGGCTTGGCTCGACAATAACAGCACATCAATTTTTTAAGACTATTCCATAACCATCCCCACTCATTCATTTCTCCTGTTAGCTGATAGGATACATGCTGCTCCACCGCATCATTCCACAGATTTCGTCGACGATGTTCCATGCTACCCCTATGATCCTACAAAGGGTTTAAATTCGCAGGAATACTCTTCTAGTATGGTCTTCTGGGCAACACATCCTCTTTCCTTCTTTTATCCAGTCAGGCGATTTAACTCTCGAATCGTAGAGAAAGCCCCTCTTCCTTCGCCCACAAATTATCCCTCAGAGTTCATCGCTCATCATGACATGATTCAATTGAAGGAAGTACGTATTTTTCTTCGTACACATTTTGGAACACCGCCCGATAAACCCACATTTGACATTCCTGAGTCGGACCTATTGGGACCACAAGATCATCTCATGATGGTTCGCGATCAAAGCGGAGAGATAGCGGGGTGCATCCGATATCATTATTTGGGAACATTTGTAACTCAGGATCCCATTTATTGTGTGGATTGTTTTTGCATTCATCCACAGTGGCGGAAAAAGGGTGTGGGTGATTATTTGCTAACACAGTTACACATTTTCGTAAATGAGAATAACATTCCTTATAGTATCTTTTTGAAAGAGGGTCCAAGTCTTTCCATTTTGTCCTCGCCGCATGGTTCAGGCGTCTATGTCTATCGGGCCTTGACTCTGGTAACACCCTCTCCTCCGATCCAGCATCTTTCCATGGAACGGGCGCATCGATTACTCGCGATTCATCAGCAAGTTCGCCCTGATACATTTATGATTCTACACACCGATCGAACCAGACAGCATTGGATCTTATGGAGACATAGCACAGAGTATGTGGTGGCATGCGTTCAGGATACTTATCAACGAAAGGGGGCAAGAAAAATGGGGTGGATCACCGCCTGGATCGAGAGTCCATCCCTTACACATCGAGAAGAGGCTTCGAAACAGATTGCGGATGCATGCTATCCCATGTTCGATGATCTATGGATGAATCGATTATGGGTAGGAAACTCAAAGGAATGGATCATGGACGGAGGATTTCACTGGTATTTGTATCAATGGACCACATCTATTTCATTGGGACAATCCTATGCCATTCTTACATAATATCTTTCCAAAAGGGTGTATCTAACTGTGCGCTTGAGAAGTTTGCATCATTTATAAGAAATTCTTCGATTAGAGACCGAGAGGAAGTAAACAGTTGATTTCGAATGTTGATTAAGATTTTTCCGAGGTTGTTTCCACTTTTAAATGGGCTGGCGATCATACTCGGATTTTTGTTAACATCTTCACCAATACCCCAATAAGTGTCATTATTTGCAAAGACTAGCTCTCGATTGATGGTGGAACAAAGAAGAATCGCGCGCATATTTTTTGGATCATTCACTGGTTTCGCGAACTTTAATAAATTTCCGCGATACATGGCGCGCTGTTGATAGGTAATAAACATAGGAGAAGTGTTTTGCGACCAGTTCTTTATTTGAGCCCTTTGAGCGGGTGTCAGATTGCCATTTTTAATAGCTGTAGCCAATTCACGATCATCAAGATAGGCTGCAGTTCGATATAGATAGTAATCATATACATTCGCCCATATCTTTTTAGGAAGCCGTGGATCGATAAATGGATTATTAGATGCAAAGGAAAAGAGATAAAAAGGTGCATTTTGATCATTCGTAAAAAAGATGCGTGTAAGATTGCGATCCATCATTTGTTTTTCCCTATTCCATTGGTTTATCTCTTGCGTGGTATATTGGAATCGGAGCAGGTTCTCTCTTATCACACGAGTATTATCTGCATCGTGTGGAATTCCTAAATAGGATATCATGAGATAGGTATATTCGGGAATGAGGGGTGAAGCAGGCAATTTTGATAAATAGTTAAGAAGAGCATTTGCCAATGATTTTGACGGCAATCCATTTTTTACAATGCTTTCTAGTTGTTGTCGGTGTTGTGATAGTAGTTGCTGATGCGCTTGTTTTACTTGTGCTTCTGCTTGTGTTTGCTGTGCTTGTCCTTGTGGCTTTCCTTGTACCTGTGTTTGTTGTGGTTTTACCTGCCCTTGCATTTGCTGCTTCGTTTGCATTTGCGGCTGTCCTTGCACTGGTAGCGCCTGCGCATCACCCTGTCGCTTCGACTGTACCACAACCGCCATGCCCTGTACATAGCGCGCCTCACATGTACTATAATATTTCATCAAGAGTTCCCGCGCTGCATGATTGATCCGCTCAATCTCAGGAAATCCAAGTTTAATAATGCGTTCACTGAGCGAAATGCTCGTACGACCATGTGAATCTCGTCGGATGTCAAACAACATACGTATGATATCACCACATGCCTTTGTATGTTCATATTGAACCCGAAACATATCTTGAACAATGGTCTGAACCTGACCCAGTGCACCAGGAGCAATACGAATTCCTGTTGTGGTATCCCCGCACAATTCTCTATCGCGTTTGTTTTTAATTCCAGACAGACCCGATGATCGTAAGGAGCTCGCATTTCGATCAGGATTGTCTCCAAATAGGGTCGCCATTCTTCGCATGAATTCGATATATTGTTCCAGGGATGATTTTCGCCCATCGATGGGTTGATCACTAATAAGCAATTTGGGACTGCCTGCAGCAATGGCATCATAAAACAGAAGTTCGGTCATTGCCAATCCTGCATTGTCTTGTAATGAACTATCCGCACCAGGAAGACCAGGTCGAACCGTCACAATCTTACCCGTGCTGGTTCGCTGTGTGCTACGCATTTCCGAAAATTTCACATTACATACATTGGATACAAACTCATTTGACACGGGGATTTGCTGAAGAAGTTGCAATGCGCGTGCAATGCAGTGTCCCAGAGGGCGTTGATCGCGCAGATTGGAAACGAGACGGCCCAGTCGCAGCTCCTTCACCGTTCCCTCTTCTGAGTAGGTCTTCTTTTCATCATCACTTGTACCATACTCGGTGATTTGACCTGTTTCTGTTAGTGTCTGGATATATGGAATCAAACGATCAAATAATTTATTAAAATATTCAGCAAGGGAATCACCGCCTTTGGTTTGATAGACTGCAGTTTTTCCAGTATCTTCATAGTTATAGGGTACAAATTCCATTTTTTTGTCGCGTAGAGTCGTTTCGGGAATGGTTGCTGTGCGTTCCTCCCATTCCTTGTCCTTCTTTTTGTAATAGCGCAGCTCACCAATTTTCATGGTAATATTGGCCGCACCAAAACTAGAGCGCCCCGCTGTCACTTTTAATTTGGAGGGCTTGGATCCACCTGTTCCAATGAGAAAGGTTCCCTCTTGTATTTCCGAGTCTGAAATGGCGGAATCGTCTGTAATCACACGGGTATTAAAGAAAATGGGGACACGGACATTGGGATATCGAGTACGAAATCCCTCATATTCCTTTTCCGAGTTCAAATAACCGCGAAGAAAATTAAAATTACCGATATTGGCACCGCCCTGCATATAATAGCGACTATATCCGCGGGGTTCTAGGCCTCTTGCTTGTGGCTGTAGAATAGAGATCGCACCACTGGAAACCATAAAATTAGCATCGTCAATTACGGTAAGGGCCAGTGCGCCATAAATCTGAAAAATGCGTGTGTAAAAATAAGCAAGAATCAGACAAAGCGACTGCTTTTCTTCTTTGTCCTTCTGATCCTGAGGATCAACCAACTCCTTTATTTTGCGAAAGACAAGGACTCCGTTGCGATCACGAAGGGGTGTGACCCGCAGTTCATAAAAGTGCTGATACAAATGATTTGCCATGAACATGACATATTTTTTACATTCATCTGGGTTTGTCATGGAAACAAATTCCCGTACAGTTATTTCTCGTAACATGTACTCTAATAAAATATTCATGACATCGCGTGTCTGAGTGGTTTGATCGAACAACTGTTGATGTGTCTGTATTGATGTGCCCGCACCCATCTCCTACTGATTCGTTATTTTTAATTAGGAAGATAAAATGGACTCCAATGTCTCACTACAGGATTCCAGTCGCCGCAGACATTTTTGCAGAGTTGCCACCGAAATCTCACTTGCCTTTGCGATTTTGGAAAGAGGGATGGAGAGACTCTCGCATCGTTTGATAACAAAGGCAACGCACCCCGCCGCTAAACTGGGTGGCATGTTCTCTTGTGAGAGCCCTGCTTCTTCTGCCTTCATGGCAATCTGTTTGCAGAGGGTAAAGAGGTGATCCATTTGCTGACGGGGAATGGGAAGCTTACTCAAAGGAAGTTGAATGTATTCAATGGCATGAGTACTGGACTGACTGGGTTTGTTTGTCGTTGTCATGTGGAGAAGTCCCTTTTGGCGCGCCATGGCCATTACTTCCTGCATTTGTTTTAATGCCTTGGTAAAGGTAGAAGAGCTGAGGCCGAAGATGTCAGCGATTTCCTTGGGTTTGCGCGGCGAACCTGATTGCTTCAGGCTCATATAGAGACAGGCCGATAGAAGTGCATCGCGACTGAGACCCTGACGTCCTCCAATTTCCTGCAGTGTGGTATACAGATTTTTAGATTCTTCGATGATTGAATGATTGATTCCTGAATTAAGGCCGATGAGGGAGAGGCGTTCACAAGTTTGAATAAAGGACCGTTCCTTATATGGAACTGTGTTCCAGGAATGATATTTGCGAACACGATACATTGTTTTGGCGGTGCCGTATCCATGTAGAATGACGGTACCGAGAGAGGCCTCGGGTAAACGGGGATCCTGTGGCGCACCGACACGGGTTGGATCTCCACCACGATCCTCTTGGGAGAAGTAACGATACTCTGCAGTGTTATCAAATGGACGGGCAACAATCGATCCGCATTCACGACAGGTAATTAAATCAGTAGAATACAAACAGTCTGTTTGAAAACAATTTGGACAGGTATCCAAATCAAACGCCTTGGTAGGCTGTTTTTCTTCCTCCCAACTGTCAAAGGATTCCTTGATAGGTGGAAGGGCCGAACGAAGTTTAAATAACGATTCCATTGTTGCCCTACTATCTCAATAAAAAAATCTATCAAATTTTATACGCGGATATGAAGTGTAATGCATAAAATATCGATATGCTGTTTAATGGATCTATTAGTAGGTATTGTACGGCGAATAAATTTATACTAAATAGGGATGAGTCAAATGTTGACGAATTTGAAGAATCAAGCAAATAATTTAGTGAAATCCCCTGACACACCTGATCGAAATGATCGTCTACAGCAAGGAAATCAGAAAGGAGGAGTTCTTTCAACAATGGTTCCCACTGGACTGGGTATGTTTGGTTCGCCTTATAGTGTTGCAGATGCACTAAAGGGTCCTCCGCAAATTGGCGTAAAAGCTGGCGATAGCATGAGTGATGTTGTCGATGCGGTAGCGGGTGTCGCCTATTATATCGATCAAATTGGATTTGGAGAATCTTCCAATCCATTGACGAATAATTCAACCATGGACTTGAAACCGCTTGGCGTAAATTATTTTATGGAAACGGGGGTTACATGCTCCAATGGTGCACAAATGTGGGAATACATGCGAGGAATTACGGAAGGAAATGCATTTGGAGATCATATGAAAGATGTCATGCATGAAATGGGACTACCTGGATTAAGAGGGTTAGCACCTGGTATGATAGAAGATGCAGAGCGCGCACTCAATCCCGAACCACTCATGAAAGCATTATTTGGTTCAGGGTATTCTCAGTGCAAAGAAGTAACGATGCAAGTGGGCGATGCAAGGGGTAACATTAAGGGAGATGATGGAACATCGTGGATTGCAGACCCTGACACGGCATTTAAACAAGATGACGGGTTGTATTATCAAAAGCGATGGGTGTATGAAAGCGATATGACAAAAGATCAGTGGAACAATACAAAAAAAACAATGAATTTTAATGGAAAACCTTTAACCAGTAAAGAGACATTTCAGGGATATATCACTCATCCTGCAAGCATGATTACTGTAGGTGTTCTGTGTCTGATTGCGTATGCCTATGTGATGAAGAAACGTTAAGAAGATAGGCCTGAATCATGCGATAAATACGCGAATAGAAGTTATTGGTCTGACCTGTTACACGGGTATAACGCATAAATTGCCGCATCATGTCAGGATGTTCGTGTAGATAACGAATGATTGGACCATCATTCACAATCATACGATAATCGGGTTCTGGATACACTTGGTGAATCATCATTTGATAAAAGGCAAGACGCTCATCTCGAGTAATGCGTCTTGCCATGCTACGATCATACAATGGCTCTTTACATCGTTTTACATCATTTCATATCCTCTTGCTCATCTGGTACGCATAGTACGCGGAGGCACCACCGAGAAGTTGTACGAAGACATAGGCAAATAGATCGCGCACTGAGAGTGTGCCGTTCATGTACATCGCCAGACTGATTGCCGGATTGACAAATCCGCCGCTCACATTTGCAATCAGGTAGATAATGAGCGCGAGACCACCGCCAACAATGAGCGGATTGCCATTGCTCGCGAAGATGATGAGAAGAAAGAGGAAGGTGCCAAGGTACTCGTCGAGATAGGAGGAGAAAGTGACTTTCATGTTCTACTCTTATGTTTATAAAAATAATCGGTTAGGCATCTATCAAAAAAAGATACCGACATAATCTGTCAAGCTATCATTTTATTGAGATATAGTAGAATGAGCAGACAAACACATCCAAATATAGTGTTAGAGAATTGGGCGGAGGCCCAATACCATAAATATGGACCAAAATTAGCACAAGAACAATACCCTGTACCACCCCTCTTTGGTCCTATTCCAGAGATATTTTTTCAACATCCTGAAGTTCAGGCAAAATTTGCTGCAATGAAAGAAAGTAATATGAACCCAGAAAATAAACAAAGAATTCCAGAAAAATATCCATATTATAACCCAAAAGAGATGGTGAAACATATGAAAAAACTTGCTGATGAACTTCTTAAATTTCCTAAAGGCACTTATTCTATACGAAGAGGTGAAGACCATCCAAATGAAGTTTATTTTGAATACCCACCAAAATTCAATGATGGAAGTAATGTATTTAAAATAGCAAATAAATTTAAAATACATCTTATGTTTAATGTTATATACATGAACGAGGTATTACACCGATTATTTAATGAATTGATAAAAAATTTCATAGAAGCAAGGTTTCCTGTTGTATTTAAATTATTAAACTTTAATCCTGTTACATCGATTGCTGGTCGAGCAGGTATTCCTAATCCATTCTTTAATAATGTTAAATATGAACAGGGTCGTCAAGTTAGCGCTGTTGATTATAACTATGGTACCAATCATGCGAAAAAAAGTGAATATGGGCGCTTAGCGGAATCATTTATTTATTCACCTACTGAGATTAAAAAATATCAGGTAATTGCTAAATATAATCATATGGGTAATCCTCTACAATCTAGTACATTTACATTAGATGGCACGACAAAAAATCGTGACATAATAGATCCTAATACAAAAGAAGTTACACCAGAGGAAGGTAAAGAAATAAATGAAGAATACGATATAGAGTCCATATTTGATCCTGTGATTGTATTTTATACAAATGAGGATCCTATCTATACACGGGAGTTACTCCAAAATTTGCTAACCATCTTTCCAGATGATACAACGCAGAAATGGGTATTACCTAATTTTTATCCTCGTGCAAATGTTAAAATTAATAATATGATTTATCTTGCAAATGGTGATTTTGGTACAAAATCTAATAAAAAAATGCAATGTGTATATCGTCCGAATGGTCCAATGTGTTCGCTAAATCCAAATGACGGCAAACTATTAAATATTCCTCCAGCATATCAGGCCATACAAGCCAGTTGCTCAAGCCTAACACCAGAGCAATGTAATGCAGCAAATCGATTCCCTTTGGCGGTCAGTAATCATAAATTATGTAAATGGGAAAAAGTCGGGAACGAAGAAAAATGTAAGCCGCAAAAAACATATAGCCAGCACCTTCTATTGCAAGATTATAACTCACTGGAGGAATTATATGATGCAGCGGGACAACGCGCTGTATTAGAGGGATTTAAAGCGGGTACCGAAAATGCGTCACTTCCTACTAATTATGGTGGAAGAAGAACACGAAGAAACAAACGAAACACACGAAAGACAAGAAGCAAAAGAAAGAATACAAATAAGTATCGTCGAACTCAGCGTAAAAGGTGATAGGGTACTTGGTTCACAAATCGTTGAAACGCCATTTATCAGATCTGTAAATGTATCTCGCCCACCAATGTTGTTAATTAATAAAATGATACCGACATATAGTAGAATGAGCGAAGAAGAACGCCGTTGGTTGAACGAAGAAGAGCGTCCATTGAGCGATGAAGAGCGTCGTAAATTGACCCCCTACGAACTTCGATTTATAACACATGAGGAGCATATTAAATCAGAACTCAAAAGTGGTGAGCTACCAGGATGGTTAGCAAGAGGCAGTTATCATATTTTACCTTTTAATCAGCTTCTTCCAGATAGATTTTTTCATCATAAGGATGTTAAGAAGAAACTTGATAGAATGAAAAATGAAGGTAGAGTGGAAATCGGTAAAATGAGAGAAGGTAAATGGAGTAAAGCTAATATAGTTCAAGAAGACATCAATGTGAATCAATCTAATAGAGATAGAATTCCAGATCAAGAAGAATATCCATATTATACACGAACATTGATGATAGTAAAAGTAAAATCTCTTGCGGCTGCTTATCTTCCTAAAGGCTCTTATTCTATATATAAAATAATTGATCAACCAACTTCCGTTTTTTTTAAATACCCACCAAAAGTAAGCGATGGAGGTCCTGAACTTAAAATTTCAAAAAAATTTAAAATACATCTCATGTTTAATGCCAAATACATGGATGATGTATTACACCGATTATTTAATGAATTGATAAAAGAATACATAAAAGCAGAGTTTCCTGTTCTATTTAAATTACTAAGGTATAGTCCTGTGACATCTGTTATAAATCGAGCGGGTTTACCTAATCCACTGTTTATTGGACTTGAAGATTATGATTATGATTATGGTGTCAATAGTGCGGAGAAAAAAAAATATGGACGCTTAGCGGAATCATTTATTTATTCACCTACTGATATTAAAAAATATCAGGTAGCTTTTGGAAAGAAGGATTCTCAACCAAAATCTAGTACATTTACATTAAAGGGTACAACAAAAGATGTTACAACAAACGATGGTACAACAAAAATGGGTAAAGACATAAACGAACGATACGATATGGAAACCGTATTTGATCCTATGATCGTATTTTATATAAATGATGATGAGGATCCTGACTATGCAAAGAAGTATACACGGGAGTTACTCCAAAATTTGCTAACCATTTTCCCAGATGAGACAACTCAGGAGTGGGTATTACCTAATTTTTATCCTCGTGGAAATGTTAAAATTAATAATATGATTTATCTTGCAAATGGTGATTTTGATAGAAAAGATAATGAAAACATGAAATGTACATATCCTATTGGCGGCGAGCCTATATGTGAGCTAGATCCTGCCAAAGGCAAGCTGTTAAACATTCCTACAGAATATCAGACCATACAAGATAGTTGCTCGAGACTACCACCAGATCAATGTAATGCAGCAAATCGATTCCCGTTGGCGGTCAGTAATCATAAATTATGTAAATTGGAAGAAGGCCAATGTAAGCCGCAAAAAACATACAGCCAGCACCTTTTACTGCAAGACTATGCGTCACTGAAGGAATTATATGAGGCAGTGGATAAACTTCCAGTATTGGAAAGGTTTGAAGCAGGTACCGAAAATGGTTCACTTCCTAACAATTATGGCGGAAGAAGAACAAGAAGAAACAAACGAAACACACGAAAGACAAGATGCAAAAGAAAGAATAAATCTCGTCGAGCTCATTCATATGCATAGCCTTCTACATAGATCGTAATCGAATCGGCCATCGTTTTGCATTTTCACTTTAGGCTTTCCATTACACATTTTTAAATGAAAGTTGATATCGTGCCTTTTGATCTAAGGCTGTTCTTTTCCCTAAAAAAGTGAAATACTTATTTGCCAACGCATATTGTTCTGGTTTTTTACTTTTCAATACTTTTAAACGGACATTCATAATCATAGCGACTTGCCATATACGCTTATGTGTATACCGTTTATGTTTGTATAATGTTTCTAATTTATTAATCGTATGTGTAACATCATCTACCGTTGTATATTTGATATGGATTGTATCTTTTGGATTTTTATCAATATATACATTAAAGGATTTATCAGGATTGTCAGGATGAAATAAAAACTGTTTTGTTTTTTTTCTTGTCTTCTGTTTCATACCATATAACTATATTTAAAACCACTCTCCCACTTATATTACCTTAGGAGCTGCCGGATTCTATACAGGTGATGCAGTGTGGAGTGGAAGATCACTCTCGTTCGACTCTGGAATGGTAGTTAGGGTTGTGCTTGTAAGGGCTGTGCTTGATGCTGCGCTTGAAAGAGCTGGGCTCGAAAGACCACGAGGCTCCTCTGGTAGGCTCCGTTGGCGCATAAAAGAACGGGTAGAAGACCGAGGCG